CTGCAATACCTATAATATGTGATGTATTTTTAATATTTATTAATTCGCCAATTGAAATAGCAATACCATTTTTATTAGTAAATATAGTAATTACCCTTTTATTTATGTTTGAACCATTTTATAAATTAAATCACGTAGGATTTCATATTTTATTAATTGCACAAAACTATTATATGTGTTTATCAAATAGTAGATAAATATTAAACATATTACTCTTTTTTAATAATAGTAATTTTAGAATTATTAATTATTTCTTTTTCATTTGAAAAATTAGTTTTTACCATATTTAATAATGTTTTTTTGAATTGATTACAATCAGGAACTTTATAAAATATAACAAAATTTTTAGGATAGACAAACCATTTTCGTTTTTTATACATATTAATAAGTTCAATAATATCGTCATTAATAATTCTTTTCAAAAATCCCCCTTTTTTTACTAAATTTTTTTTTGATATATATACAACAAAACATCCATTTGGAATTATTTCTATTTTATCAGGTTCAATATACGTATATTCTTCTAATTCCTTTGAATATTTTATAAAAATATCATTTAATATATTATTATCCATGTTATAATTTATATATTAAAATAAATTTGTTATTTTAAATAAATTTATTCAAAAAATAAATTTATTTCTTAAATGTATATTCAACAATACCAGCTTTATTTTTCTTATATTTACCAATATAATTAAATGATACATCAAATATATTATTAGATAAAACACATATATGAATTTTTCCTTTTTCATCATGATTACGATCTTTCAATACAGTATAACTTTTACTTTCATAAATGATTGTACTGTATTTAGGATTTATTTCAGCCATAATTCCTAATACTGTCTCTTCATCTTGTGGATCAATAATATAATTATTTTCAGGACTCAAATACAATTTACGACCTTTTTCAGTCTCAATTTCAATAACAGAAACTTCTTCAACATCATCATTATTTTCTTCATCATCTTCATCGGCATCATCATCCTCTTCATCATCTTCTTCAATAACATCAACATCTTTTTCTTTAATTGCTAATTTGAGAGAAGAAATTTGTTCAGAAATTTCTTCTGATGCGGATTTAATCTTTTTATTTTCCTCTTTCAATAATGTATTATTATTCAATAATTGAGTTGCAAAAAGTGTTAATTGCGTTTTAAGAGCTTCATTACCACTAGTTAAAACAAGATTAATAGGATTATTTTTTTTAAATTTAAGTTGTTCTTTCTGTTTTTCTTTATTTTTACGTTTCTCAATTTTTCCAAAAAATGGATCATCAATAGACGCTAAATATCTATCTTTATCATTTACCGATTTTGGAAGAATATCTGTTTCATAGATTTTTAGATCAGAAGGATTTAATTCATTCATTCTCTTGTGAATATGACACCAACCACTTCCATCAGTAGATTTTTTCTTACACCCTCTATAAAAAACTATATCATCATCATTTTTAAGACAATATACTTGATTTTTATCTTTTATATCTTCATATGCTTTAATAATTGTACTATATTTATATGCTCCTTTGCAACATGTTTTGCTACAAATTTTTTTTTCATTATTTAAATTTAATGTATTTTTTTTAACTTTTCCTTTATCGGATAAATCTTCAATTAATTCATTTAAGATATTTTTTTCGTCTAAACTCATATATTTTATTTATATGCAAATTTACAGGTATTTTATTTATAAATTATAAAAAAAATCAATTTTTATTTATAACATTTAATTTATTAAATAACATTATTATTTAATTAACCATTTTTATTAACAAATCTTTTTGCTACATTAACATTATTAATAACTTTTTGTTGATAAGAACTTTCTTTATTTGCATATTTTTTAAAATCATAGTCAAATTTTTTGTCAGCATATACGTTATATATTTTCAAAGCATTATCATAACCTATTTTGTCATCATTATTTAATTTATTCAACTCTGATATTTTTTTAATTGCACTTTCAGGATTATATTTTTTTATTATATTAATACATTTATTAGTCAAAATATCACTCATTGTATCATGTATAAATTCATCTAATTTTAAAATATTTATTTTTCAATTTTTTTTACATTTTTTTTATACATTTTTTTATACATTTTTATACATTTTTATACATTTTTCTCATTTATTAAGTTCTTTTTTTAATATGTCTTCATATAATGAATTATTACTGATATTATTTTTACTATTTTTATTATCATTATTTCCTTTATTAATTCTATTATTGCTATTATTTTTTAATAATTTTTTTATACTATTTTTTTTCTCAGATAAACATCTATAATTAATAATTTTTAAATATTGTAGTGGGATCAGTTTTAAACTATCAAATAATATAAATTTTTTTTTATCAAATTCATACATAAAAGAATCATCTTTATAAATAAGAGGTTTTGAATAATTATATTCCGTAGGATATATTTTTTTAAAATCCTGTTTTTTATCATTTAATTCCATTTTCCATATTGAAGAATATTCAATAACATCTGTTTTTTCATAAAGATTCAATTTTTTTAATATATCTAATATTAATTTAGAATCACATATAATTACTATTTCTTTGTTTTTATATTTTACATCCACGCATATTTTTATTAAAAATTCCATAAAATTTTTTAATGAATAATTATTTAAATGTCTTTTCTCTTCATCTATGAATTTCCAATTAATTTTAGGAACATGATCGCCAATTTTGCTATAAAGATCACTTATTATTTTTTTCTCAGCCCAGTAACGAGTCGCAAATTTTTCATTAAAGCCGAATCCAAATTTTCTTTTAAATAAATCCAATTTCTTTTCTTTAATGTTAGTCTTATTTGATATATTACATATTGGAAATATTGTTTTCTCAGGATCTTTATGATAAAGAACTAAACCAGATTCAATAGTACTATATTCTAGAGATGTTAAAATTAAAGGATCTTCTTTAATTACTAAATACTCTTTATTATTTTCATTTTCTGCGCAAATCATAAGTTCTTTAATTCCAACTGTATCTAACCTAGAAAACTCTTCAAGTTTCAATTTATCATTAAAAAATGATCTATTGTGTTTAATATCCTTATTAATTGAATAAATTAAATCATTGCATGATAAACCTCTACATACAAAATATATATTTTTATTTATATTCATTAATAAATATGAAGATATTTTTTATAAATATACTTAGAAATTAAATATATATAAAAATTATATATAATGCAAAAGAATCAAAAAATAAACGTTTATATTGAGATTGAAAAGCACTCAAATATTAAATATGAAATAAATAAAAAGACTGATAAATTAGAGATTGATCGAATTTTGCCTTATCCCTATTTTTATCCATATGCATATGGATTTATTCCTAATACATTGGCATTTGATGATGATGAATTAGATATTCTAATAATTACTGAAAAAGAATTAAAGAATGATAATTTTTATGATGTGTATATAATTGGTTGCTTAGTTATGGAAGACGAGAAAGGATTGGATGAAAAAATATTATGTGTTTTAGAAGAAGACTATGACAAAATACAAGATATTGATGATTTAGAAAAAGAAATTAAAGATGATTTGCAATGGTTTTTTTCTAATTATAAAAATAAAACTGTTGGAAGATGGTCTAAAGTATTAGGATTTACAAATAAAGATTTATCAATGGAACTTTACAAAAAATATTTAAAAAATTATGAAGAAAATAAAAAAAATATGAATATATCATCCTGTTTATGCTAATAAACAGGAAACATGTAGCCATTTTGATAAAAATAATTAGAATAAGCAGGTTGGTTATAAACATCAATCACATAAGGAGTCCATGTAACTGGTCGCCTATTATAAAATTTTTCAATAAATGCTAAATTAAAATTTATATAATAAAATAAAAGAAATATAATAAGTAATAAAAAAAGGATTACTAAATAATTCATATAAATATATATTATATTAAAAATTATAATTTAGTAATAACTATTATTTTGATATAGATCTTTTATTATTTTACCGGCATCTAATGTTAGTATTCTATCAGCCATATGTAATATACCTTCATCGTGCGTTATAAATATTACAGTTGTATTATTACATAATTCTTTAATAGCCCTAACAATATTTTCGGTATTATTTTTATCAACCGCGGCTGTGGGTTCATCTAAAATAATAATTTTATTTTTTTTACCAATACATCTTAAAAAATAGACCATTTGTCTTTGGCCACCTGATAAATTATCTCCATTTATTCCAACTTCACTATTTAATCCATTTTCTAAATTTTTAAATATATTTTCAATATGTAATTTTTTTATTAATTCATTTATTTCTGGTTCAGTCATTTTATTTCCATATTGAATATTTTTTAAAATTGTTGTATTAAATAATTTATTATTTTGATTTACAAAACTTATTTGATTTCTTAAATCTGATAAGTTATATTTATTAATATCTACATCATCTATAAAAATTGAATTATTTGGCACTTCATAATATCCCATTATTAATTTAATTAATGTTGATTTTCCATTTCCAGATGCTCCTACAATTGCTATTTTTTCATTATTTTTAATTCTTAAATTAAAATCTTTAAATATGTATTTGTCACTATTGTTCTTATTATATTTGAAATTCAAATTACTAATAATAATAGTTCCATCAAGTATTTTTTTATTTTCTTTGAAATTTTCAACATTACTTTTAATAGATACTTTATATAAATCTTCAATAAAATCATCAATAGCTGATAAAGAGCCCCAATAATTTATAAAATCGGGAATACTGGCACTTAATTGTACCAAGCAAGGTGAATAATATATAATTGTGATAAATATTGCCATTAAATTATTAAATGAAATCTCTTTTTTTAAATAAAAATAAGTAGTAACTGAATTCAGAATAATAAATATAAATATATTAAATCTATTTGAAAAATTCATTGATGAGCTTAAACATGTATAGCTCTCTTTATATTTATCTGTACATAAATTAGTACTTATATTATAATTATCAATTTCATTATAAATATTTCCATTTGAATATATAGAATATAAATTTGATAATTTATCTTGTGTCTCTTCATTTTTATCTTCAAACATTGAATATCTTTTATTTGCAAGTGGAGAGCATGTTTTAAAGAATTTAAAATTTAAAAATAAGAATGTAAATAATAATATAAAAGAGACTAAGCCAAGTTTCCAATTAATAAAACAAAAATAAATATTTAATACAATAATAGTAAGTAATCTTGGAAAGATTAAAACAAAAACATCACTTATGATTGATTTTAAATAGGATGGTATTGCATTTAATCTTGTAATAATTTTACCAAGTTCAAGATCTGAATAATTATTTTCATATTTTATTAAAATATATTTATAAATATAATTCATTATATATTCATTTAATTCAGGTATGATCTTAGCTTCAATATAATTTGTTGTAGTTAAAGATATGTTTATTATAATTAAAAAAAATAATATTATTAAAAAATATTTTATAAATACCTCCTTATTAGGATTTTTTTGACTTATTGCATTAAAGAATCTACTATATATTTGGGGTATTATAATTGCTTCAAGTGGAAATGCTAATATTGTACAAATAATATAAATTAATAAAGTTATTTTTTTTTCATATAGAAATGATGAAATAACTTTAAATATGAACATATATGTTGTTATACAATATATTTTTTTGTAAAAAATATATTACATAATATTTTATAAAAGATAAAATGTTATACAATATATTTTTTTGTAAAAAATATATTACATAATATTAAAAAATTTTTATTTTTATATAAAAAAATATTTTCTATAATATATAAATGATTAATACAATATATACAAAAAAATTATCTCAAGATTCAAATTATATTAGACCAAAAAGTACTATTACTGAATCGATTCAAAATAAATCTGATATTGAAGAACAATTAAAAAATTATGAAGAGTTATCTGAAGAAGATTTAAATTTTATAAATTTAAATACCCATGTTAAATATATTTCTTTTGATAAAAAAAATAATTGTGAATTATTTAGATTTGGAGGATTGATTATAAAAGTGGCTAAAGAATATGTTGTTTTAGCTGGTAAAGAAGGAATGCGCTTTTCAGTACAAAGAACTACAAAAAATAGTAATGATCAAATTATTCATACTACACGTTTTTTTAAAAAAATGAAAGAAGAAGAATTACTTAAAAATCAATTAGATAGTACATTAGAACAAACTTCTGAAATAATTGAAAAACAGAATAGTATAATAGAACAGCAGAAGAAAGAGTTACTTGCAATGAAAAAGAAAATGATGAAATTATCTTCAAACAAATAAAAAAAATTCAAAAAATTCAAAAAATTCAAAAAAATAAAAAAAATT